TACGCCTCCGGTCCTGAGACCGATGCGCAGAACGAGAAGATGGACCCGCAGACGATCTATCGCTTCGCTGACCAGATCAACTCTGGTGGGCTGCGCGCCAAGGATGATCGTCTCCCCTACAGGGACGCACATGCCCCTGATGGCGTCCTGCGTGACCTAGGATGGCTCTCTAAGGCGTGGGTCAACGAAAAGACCCATCTAGGCGTCGAGGTCGAACTAGATATACATAATCCCGCCTCAGTGTATTTGTTCAAGAACATTACTGAGCGGAAGAAGAAGTACGGAATGTCCGTCGCTGGACAGGTTTTCGACTTCGTTGATGAATTCGCGGCGGATATTGGTAAAACTGTCCGCACCCTAAAAGATGTAGTCCTGACTGAAATCAGTAACACTACACGACCGGCATGGACCCCATCGTTCGGGTCCGTGATTAGCAAAGCAATTGACGACGCCGCGCAGGCCGACTCAACGCTAGGAGTGAACCCAGTGTCCGACGAGACGGAACTCCACCAGCATGACGAGGCTCCTGCTGATGGCGGAGACCAGCCCGCAGCCGATCCGGCTGAGGTCAAGGTCGAGACCGTAGAGACTACTACCACCGTTGACGCGCCCGTTGAGGGGGCTGAGAAGGCCGGTAAGAAGGTCTCTAACGCTACTCGCACCAAGTTGCTTGAACAGTATCAAGCGTTTGGCGCAACCCTTCAGGAACTCGGCGTTCTTGAAGCCAATGATGAAGATGACACCGCAGAGAAAGCGGACTCGGAAGACGAGGTAGTCACCCCGATTGTCGTTGTGGAAAGTCAGCCTGATCCGCTGACCGAAGTCCAGAGCGAAGTCGCGGACCTACGCAAGTCTGTAACTGAGTTGACCGCCGCACTGGCAGTGGCGCTTAACCGTCCTATCACGCAGGTTCCCCCTGTGATGGAGAAGAATGTCACCGAAGATTCCTTCGAAGACATCTTCAAGGGACTTTCACCTTCCGAGAGGCTTCGTGCCTCAATGGCTGCCCAGACGGGCGGTCGATAATCCGCTGAAAGGCGAAATCCAAAAGTGAGTGAAACCACAACGATTCGTAAGGCTCTAGACATCGCGTCTGGTGCAGGATCGTACCTGATCCCCGAAGTTGTTGACAGCGCGATCCGAGACTACATCAGCCTCGAACCGACCCTGTACAACATCTTCCCGAAGGTTCCGTGGGCTACCAACACGTACTTCATTCGTAAGCGAACGGCTAACCCCACCGCTTCATGGAGCACGGATGGTGGACCCCTACCGGCTGCTAGCCAGTCGGCCTTCGACCGCGTAGCCAAGAGCGTCAAGTACCTATACTCGCGTGGCGAAGTCACAGGCCCGATGCAGCGTGCTGCCGGAACCCTGTTCAACGCCCTTGCGATGGAGGTCGAGGCTCACGGCAAGGAAATGGTTCGTCGCCTCTCTGAGGACATTGCTACCGCCACTGGTGGAGCCAATGACATCGAGGGACTTCTGTACCAGACCGATACTTCGGACGACTTCAGCGCAGGCGGTGGCCTAATGGCCTCTGGCGATTACCTATCGCTAGCGTTGATCGACGAGGCTATCGACAACTCGCGTGGCGAGGTTGACTTGATCGTTACGAGCCGCAAGGTTCGTAGGCGAATCGCCGCTCTGCTTCAGGCACAGCAGCAGTTCGTTAACACGAGCGAAATCAACGCCGGATTCCGCGTACTCTCGTACGACGGTATTCCGATTGTCACGAGTCTTCAGTGGGAGACTGACACGGACATGCTCTTTGTCAAGCGATCCGACTGCAAGATTCTCGTCCATCAGGACTTCACCTATGAGGACCTTGCTAAGACCAAGGACTCGGTGGACTTCTTCATCAAGTGGTACGGCGGATTTGTTGTCGAAGGACGACCGACCCACCTCACCTTCAATGATGTGGACGACCTGCCTGCGTAAGGTAATGACCGGGATGGAGGGGCTTAGGCCCCTCCTACCCCAGTTCAAGGAGAGCCGTTAGATGGCTGATCTAGCAATGAAGCACCGGATTTACGATATCGACTCGCACGTCTACTTCTACGACGGCTCCTTGCCGGTCAAGAAGGGCGTCATCACCATCCCTTCGGGGCGATGGGAGTGGGCGGCTAACGCCTACCTTCGAGGCTATGAACTAGATGCGGAGACAGGCAAGACCCTGACTCCCTCTGAAATCCACCGCCGAATCCGCGAAGACATTTAGGGACCAAAGTCCTAAAGGAGAAACCTCTTGAAGGTTCTGATCTTGGGTGACAGCCCGTACGGAAAGACCGGCTTCGGTCGTGTCAACTATCACGCAGTCAAGGGCTTCCTAGACGCTGGTCTAGAGGTAGGTGCCGTCACAGCCCTGCAAACCAAGTCCGAGAAGACTGCGATTGATCCAGACCCGAGGGTGACGCTGTTCGTCCCTGAGGATACCGATGTCATGGGCATCGAGGCAGGCCGCAAGGCGATTGCCGAGTGGGAGCCTGACGTGCTCTACGCTACGGGTGACCCCGGCAACATCACGGCGTTCTCGACGATCATCCCGACCACGATCCCGTTCTACGCATACATTCCCATCGAGGGCGAGCCGCTTATCAATCACGATTGGCAGAGCCTCCTCGACTACATCGACTTCTCTACCTGCTCCCAGTACGGTGCGGACGTGGTGAAGCGCGATATCAAGAAAGACGTTGACTTCATCTACCACGGCGTAGAGGAGTCGTTCACCCCGCTCTCCGACGAGGAGCGCGATGCGTACCGGAAGCGACTGGAATGGGACGGCAAGTTCGTCGTCTCGTGCGTCGCTCAGAACGTCAACAGGAAGCAACTTCCTCGCCTGATTGAGGCAGTGGCAATCCTGAAGCGCCAGTTCAAGCAGCGCGACATGATCCTGTACCTGCACACCGTTCCGTTCCAAGGCTACTACCTTGACGGATGGAGGCTCCCCGACATCACGGAGGCCTACGGTGTCTTCGACGAAGTGATCTTCAACCCTCTCATGGGCAGGCGGTGGGCTTCGATCCCAGAACGCGGCGACCTAGAGAATCCCGGCCTGCGCGAACTACTCGGCTCGACCGACCTGTTCGTCCTGCCGTCCAAGGTCGAGGGCTTCGGTCTCCCGATTGCGGAGGCAATGGCTGTCGGCGTGCCGGTCATGGTGACAAAGTACGCAGCCGGTTACGAGGTCGCTCGTCACGGGCAGGGTGTCGGCATCCCCGTCCACGACTGGGAGGTCCACAAGTCCGGTACGCGGTACGCTCACGTTGATCCCTTGGTCATGGCTAAGGAAATCCTCAGGCTACGTCGGAACCCGAAGCAACTGGCTCGCATGCGCGCTGCCGGTATCGAGGCCGCGAAGTTGTTCGACTGGGCCATCTTCGAGAAGGAGATAGCCAAGAGGGTCATTCATGCCGCAGAGACCAAGACAAGGGAAGCCTCGGACGCAGAGGCTAATCAAGCCACCGCCGAAGCACCGGAGGCGAACGATCTTCGAGGAGATTCGTGACCGAATTGGTACTCGACGACGACAGAGAACAGCCGCCGACCGCGCCCGACACTTCGCCGGTATTCGCCGGTCCGCCCTGCGACGCAAGGGCAAGCGCTTCCCATCGAGGTAACCGATGACACTAATAGACTCCGATTACTTCGAAGCGAACATGACCCAGTTGGGTTTGAAGGCTACGTTTGCGCCCAAGGATGCAGTCCTAGACCAACTGATCGAGGACGCGTCCGACTGGGTGGTCAACTACCTTCGTCGAGTCGTCGAGCCTACTGAAATCGTCGAGACCGTCAAGGGCAAGGGCTTCAATCGCCTGATCCTCGACCAGTACCCGATTATCTCCCTCACCAGTGTCGAGTACGATGATGACAGCGGACCCTCTGGCGAGGTCGATACCGATAACGTCAGGCCGCTCTACAACGGCATGCTCGAATGGAAGCGACCCTACTCCCACGGACCGTGGCGAGCAGGCCGAACCTACACCGTCACCTACACCGCAGGCTACGCGGAGATTCCAAGCGCCATCAAACGCGCTACGGCTATCAAGGTCGTAGACCTGTTCTCCCCCCAGTATCAGGGCGCACGAGACGCACGTTCAGTTGAGCAAGTCACCAAACTTGAAGAACTGATGGTGGACCTGCTAGAGCCGTATCGCAGAGAGCGCATCGGTTAATGATCGACATTCAGATTCGATCTACTAACGCGCATCAGGTTGCGAAAGAGATTGCGGACATCGAGCGCAAACTCGATAAGCCTACCGAAGGCCTAGAGAGCGCGACCCACAATGTTGCCAAGGTCTTCAAGCACAACTACGACTTCCAAGGGGCAGACGTAGGAGGCTGGGACGAACTGGCCGACTACACTCTCAACATCAGGGAGTGGCAGGGCGTACCTGCTGGACCCATCCTCTTTCGCTACGGCGCACTTCGGGAAATCAGCACCGAGTTCTTCGAGAAGGCTAAGGCCGGATCGACTGAGACTGCTGGCGGATCGTACCCGTTCAAGACGTGGAGCGAGCAGGCGGTCACAGGCCAACTCACCATCAACGACAAGACGGCAACCCTGAAACTCTCCGGTGGCTACAAACTCCTCAACCAGTGGGGCCACCCGAACTGGGGGCCAATGAGTGACGTTCCGGCCCGACCATTCTGGTTCGTCAACGAGACGGTCATCAATGCCGCTCGTGAGGGTGTCGAGGAATGGATCAAGGATAAGGTAGCGCCGTGAGCGTAGAAGATGTCGTTGATAAGGTCATCGAGGACCTAGAAGCCCTCTCTGAGGCCGGTGACGAAGATAACGGCCTAGCCGACATCATGACCATCGAGGCGGTTTACTTCGGTGACCCGCTGGTGATCCCCGTCAATTCATACCCTTGCTTCATGGTTCAGCCCATCAGGGACGGACCGGAAAGCGAGACAACCGGATACGAAGTTCTCGATCTGACTATCCTAATCACACTGCTAATTGACGCTCGTGAGTTCTTCGATTCTACGGTACTCGAAGCGACTGGCGACCGTGAGTTAGTCAGGGCAATCGAACGGGTGCGTAATCACTTCCGTCGAGACTCCAAGCGGAGCCTTGACTCATTGCCGGGTATTCGCGAGGTCAAGGCAACTGCGGCTGAATACAACGTTCAAGTTAGAGGCGGGGTTATTGCTAAGGCCGCTCAGGTGACGCTACTGATTAACCATCAGCGTTCACGCAGACCGTAAGGGAAAAACTAATGACATTGGGCGCTCTTGGCTACGTAGGCTACGGTGTTGAGGAGACGGACGGAACGTTCGTTACCCCGACTAAGTTCCTACCTGTCAGCAACTTCTCGTTCGAGGACACGAACGAATTCATCGTCCCTGACCAGATTCGCAGGTCACGCGACCGCTATATCGCTATGGTGGGACCGTACAACGTTTCTGGCTCGGCTGAGATGGAACTCATTCCGACTGATGTAGCAACGCTGCTTCGTTCGGCGTGGGCGGCAACAGTCAGTTCAGGGGCCTACTCTGGCGGCGGATACGAGCACGTCTATACTCCTGCTTCCGAGGCTCCGACCCTCACCTTCGAGGCCGCTTCGGGCGACGACATTCTGATCTTGCAGTACGCAGGCGTTCGAGTCAACACGCTCGAAATCAAGGCTGCGTTCGGTGAGATTGTCACTGCTACCTTCGGACTTGAAGGCATTGACCGTCGTAAGGTCGAAGACCCCTCGACGCCTGTCTTCACCGATGTGGTTCCGTTCCACTTCACCGGAGCGGACGTTAAGACTGGCGGGGCGGCTAACGCCAACGTCAAGGACTTCACGTTCGGCACCAACCAGAACCTCACCCGCATCGGTACGCTTCGTCGTACTCGTGCTTGGCGTGCGATGCGCTTCGGTATGCGCGAGGTCACCCTCGGGATGACACTCGACTTCCAAGACGGCTCTGAGTACGACAAGTTCGCGGCAGAGGAAATCTTCGACGTGGACCTATTCATGGAAGGGGCCGATGGCCTATCCGGTATGAGTTCGAACGCTCCGATCCTTCGGATCGAGATTCCGAACGTCAGGTACAACAAGGTCGGCTCACCGCTATCGGCGGCTGACTACCTTGAACAGGCCACAGAGACTCTTGTCATCGCGCCGATTGGTGGAGACATCTTCACCGCGACGCTCGTGACCAACGAGGCGACTGTAGCCTAAGCCACAAGACGGCTAATAGCGGGAGGGGTACTAACCCTGCCCCTCCCGCAAACACTTCCTAGAGGAGAATCATGGGCAAGTTACTACGACTAGCAAGCACCGAGACCAAGCGAATCCAACTCGATGACGAGGATTGGGTCGAGGTCAAGGCCGATATCGACAAGCGTACCTTCGCTAAGTTGGTCTCCATCCTACCGGGTGAGATTGGCAACGACGAAGCCAGCAACATGACCGTGGCGCAGGCCATGGAATTCCAGAAGAACCTGTTCGAGGTCTTCGTAACGGATTGGTCGCTGGTGGACGCGAAGGGCAAGGCGGTCCCGGCTGAGGTCGAGAACTACCTATCACTCAGCCGAGAGGCTGCGGAGGCGGTTGATACGGCTATCTCCGAGCACTTTAACGCGCTTACCCCGTCACAGGACGAACAGTCCAAAAGCGCGTGACCTAGCGCGCCAGATGGAGCAGGGCAAGGATACGAGGAACTTTCAGCGTAGGTACCCCGAAATCGCGTGGTACTACCGAATGTACCTCGAAGCCCGCAACCGCTCTATCGTGACAACCACCTTGCCGAAGGGCAAGGAACAGAAACTCGTCATCGTCCCGTTCACAACGGGATACGCCGTGCTCCCGGCACCGGGCGGTCTCCTCGACCAGCCCTACCGGCTCATGGAATTCTGGTCCCTCTTTATGGAGGGTGACCGGACAGCAACGATAAAGTCCCTCTCGTAACCGAGAGAGGAGGTACTACTTAGGCCGACACACTTCCTTTAGCGTGCTGGTCTAGGTAGTACCTTTCTTCATTTCTAGGACAAATCAACGTGGCGCTTTCCGACATTCAACTGAATATCATAGTCAATGTTCGGAATGCGCAATCGCTTGCCGCACTCAACCAGACGCTTAATGGTATCGCCTCGCGTCAGGCTACGATGGCGAGGTCGGCTACTGCATCTGCGGCTGCTACGACCAAGCAGGCCGCTGCACACGGCAGCCTGTACAAGCGCCTTGATGCCGTAGAGCACAAGTACGACTCGATCTTCCGTGCCTCCTACCGCCTCATGAACGTCGGCTACCAGTTGGTCGGTGCAGCCAAGGCCGTGTTCGGTGCGATCACGGACATGACGGACGCATGGGGCGCGTTCGAGTTCACCACGAACCGAGCAGCCGGTGCGCTTCAGATTTGGAAGGGATCGGCAGAGTCGATCAACCCGGTCTACGAGGCGCTGATCCAGAACCTCCTAGCCTCGTCTAAGGAACTCCGCCTATTCCCGGCAGAAGAAGTCGCTAAGGCAACGTACTTCTGGGGATCAACGACTGGTCAGACCGTTCGCAACATGGCCGACCTCAAAGTCGTCATGGAGGCCATCAACCCCCTAATGAAGGTTGCGGCTCTGACTCAGACGAGTTACGAGCAGGCGATCAAGGGTACCTACTCGATCATCACGCAGTACGGCAAGAGCCTGACTGACGTTGACGACATCACGGCTAAGTTGTTCCTCGCTACCCAGCGTACCGCCCTAGAGTTTGGCGACCTCATCAACTCGTTCAAGTACGTCGGTCCTACCGCTCACGCGTTGGGCATCACGTTCGAGGAGGTCACGCAGGTCCTTGGTGCCCTTGGTGACGCCGGTCTTCGAGGCAGCATGTCTGGTCGTGGTCTGCGCCAGATGTTCATTCGGCTGGTCAAGCCGCCTGAGGTTGCTGCTCAGGCCCTCGACTCTCTGTTCAAGAACACGGTCTCGCTAGGCAAGTCGTTCGATGAACTGGTCTTCCCGAACGGCAAGTTCGTCGGCATTACCAAGTTCGTCAACTACCTCGCTATCGCCCTCAAAGACGCTACATCGGCGCAGCGTAACAACCTGTACGCCGTCGCCTCGACCGCGAACGAACTCCCGGTCATCACCGCTCTCGTCGAGAACCAGATCAAGGTCCTACGTGGGCAGACCGATGCCTACGACATGAACAAGGCGTCCGTTTCGGATGCCGCTAACGCAGCAATGCAGTTCAAGAAGAACTGGGAACTGCTAGCCGAATCGTGGAAGGGCCTCACCGGCAGGCTCACACGTGGCGTCGAGGTCATCAAGATTCAGGTTGGTCGCGTACTCGCTGGTGCGCTCGCTGAGAGCGTTAAGCGACTCACTGAGTTCATTGACAGGATCGAGCGATGGGTTCGACGCAACCCTGAAATCATCAAGACTCTAGGCCAGTTGGGCGCAGCCCTCGCCGCAGTCGCCGGTATCGCAGGCGGAATGTTCCTACTCTCTGGTGCGATGCTAGGCGTGTATGCCGCCATTCAGGTCATCGTCAGGGGCTTCGGTCCACTTGCAGGCGTTGCGGGCGGTGTTCTTGGAACGCTAGTCATCTTCGCTGAGTCGATCATCGACAACTGGACCCGAGTCCAGCGCATCGTTGTCCCTGCCATCAACCGATTCCTTGCGGCCCTTACGGGCGGCTCGGGCATCGTCTCCGGTGCCACGGAGGCATGGGCGGGGCTGCATTCGACCTTCAAGAGCATCGTGGACTTCATTGTCAAGCAGGGCATCAACGCACTCAGGATGGTCCTCGACTTCCTCACGATGATCGCAGAGTCTCCGATCCGACCCGTGCTTGAAGCCATTGGCAAGGCGATGGTCGTAGCCTTCGGACTACGTTCGCTGGCGGGCATCCTTGGCCTCGCAGCAGGGATGCAGAAGTTGCTCACAGTGCTCTGGCTCGCCCGCGCTGGCATGGTCGGCCTAGCCGTTCAGGGCCAACTAGTAGGTATCAGGGCAGTGTTCGCAGCCAAGGGCATTGGCAGCCTGACCCTTGCCCTCCGCACTATGGGTAAGACGAGCGTACTTCTCATTCTCACCGCGCTCGTCGCTGCCCTCGACATGCTGGGCGATATCTTCCCCAGCACGAGCAAGGGCCTTGAAGAAGTCCGAAACGAAATGCAGGACTTCTATTTCGAACTGGGTGACAGTGCGGCACAGTGGTTTGACAGGACAATGGATGCGGCGAGCGGCGCTGGCACGGCGTTCAAGGCTCTCGCTGCCCAAGTTGACAGCCTGAGGCGCGCTGGTCAGGGCGATCCGGCCACGCAGATGTTTCAGGACTTCTTCAACTTTGGGACGAGCGGCAACCTAAGCGAACTACAGGCGACTGCCGACGAGGCCGAACGCGTTTGGATCGAGTACCGTGCACGCGTCAAGCAGAACTGGGAAGGCGTCGCTGCCGATGTAGACCGTAGCGTCAATGAAATCCAAGGTTTCGTCGAGCGCTTCGGTACGTCCCTGTTTGGCGACCTCGCAGTCAGAGACCCGAACCTAGAGCGAACGACAGAGGTCGCTCGCGCCTACTTCAAGGCCCTACAGGACGGCACCGAACTAACGGCGCAGGGCGCTGTTGATATGTGGAACAGCCTCGCTGCCACGAACGTCAACATCGGCGCAGTTGGTAAGGAAGCGTTCCTCAAACTATTCCTCTCTCGTGACGAGATTGAGCGCCACGGCGCGGAGATTCAGGCGGCTGCGGAACTGGCGAAGGCCAAGATTGCTGTTGCTGCTGGTGATTGGGGCGTAGGCTACCAGATTCTCAATGGCCTCCGCGCAGACGCCTCAATGTACGGCTCTGAGTTCAACGCTACGGTCAGCAGCATGCTCGCAGGCATCCCGCAGGCTACGTCTGCCGTCATGGAGGAGGCCGTTGGCCTGCTGGGTCAGGCTCCTAAGGAAATGCTCACCACGCTCATCACGGCGTTCAAGGACCTTGGTAACATCAAGGACCGTTTCGCTACGGCGATGAAGCAGAAGATCAGCGTCACTGATCTGGCTGACGCCATCATTGGCGATATCGGTTCTGCCGAAGTCACGAAGGGCCTAGAGAGCACGAACCTCTCGATGAACCTATGGGCACAGGGCGTTATCGACACGGCTACCACATCCTTCACGACGGCTGTCGCTGCCTACACCGCAGGTGGCAAGACCTATCAACTTGAAGCCGCTATCGAGAAGGCGCTTGGTCCCAAGAAGATCATGCAGATTCTCACTGGCAAGTTCAAGGGCAGGTGGTGGGGCAACCTATCGACCGAGCAGCAGATCGCGTTTCAGAACATGGCGAACTGGTGGGCAGAGCAGCCCGGTAACTACGCGCCGACCGCCGAGGTTGTCGAGGGCGTCCAGACCCGCTGGAACAGCAAGATCGCACAGATGTGGCGAGCCGACTTCACCGAGACGACTACGCCTGCTGAGGTTGATCCTCTTGCCGATCTAGTTGCCAAGATGAAGACCAGCCTGTCCAGCGGACAGACTGCCGTCGATGCCTTCAAGCAGCACGTTACGGCGGAACTCAGCGGATGGGCACTGGACGGCGAAGTCCCGATGCAGGACTACGCTGCGGGCATGACGATGGCGGGGAACACGCATGTCAAGCCTGCGGTGAACTACATCACCGGCATGATCCGCGACAACCTCATGGGCAACTCTCCTCCCGTCGCCGGTCCCCTTGTGAACATCGTTACCGGTGGTCGTAACGTCATCCAGTCGTGGGCACAGGGCCTCCTATCTGGCATGCTCGCGGTCTACAATGCTTCCCGCGCCATTGGCAATTTCGCACGCGCCGTATTCAGCCCTCCGTCCCTCAGCCTCTACACGGGCGGCTACAAGGTCATGCAGTCTTGGGTTCTTGGCATGATGTCATACTGGTACAGCCGTGGCTACGCCACCGTGCTCCGTATGATGTACATGGTCAAGGCGACCATGATTGGAGATTCGCCTCCGCCGATGGGTCCGCTAAAGACCATCGACAAGGGTGGCTACAACATCGTCAAGGCGTGGGCGCAGGGCATTGACGCTGGCGGCAGCCTCGCCGTTGCCGCCGCGAGCCGCGCATCTGCTCGTGTCAACAGCGCGCTGAACATCGCCGGTATGAACGGTGGTCAGCCTATCTCGTTTGACGCTACCAACAAGCGACTCCTAGAGGTCAAGATCGACGTGTCGTCCAAGGACGGATCGGTCAGTCAGGTGGACATGAACGCGCTATCCGAATCCCTCATTCCAGAACTCATTCGCTCCATGGAGCACATTGCATCGGTGGCTGACTAATGCCTAGTGTAACGGTCTACACGACCAAAGACGCCTCAGCGATTGATACCAGCACGTATAACTGGAACGGTACGGATGACCACCATCCGGTAGGCGTCATGGTCGGACCGACCTACAAGGCCCGATCCGTCATCTACTTCCCGATCAACTTCACCGGCATGGGCACGATCACCGAAGCGGTCATGTGGCTGCGCGGATCAAAGTCCGGTTCATCCCACTGCTACGGCGACACTACGTCGAAGACCATGTATGTCCGCCGACAGGGCAAGTCATGGGTCGAGGGCGCGGCTACCGCCGAGAACACGTGGACGAACCGGACCCACGATTACACGACCCTAGAGGGCGCGACCACCACCGATCAGGCAACCAAGACCTTCTCATCGGGTATCACGGACGGTACGTGGTACAGCGTCAACATCACTGCCATCGTCAATCGTTGGAAGGCTGGCTCTGCTAACCACGGCGTGCTGCTCGTCAACTCGAATGAGACTAACGAAGACGACGCGCTCGAA